TATTTCCTCTTGGTGATTGTGAGGGCTGTTTTTTTCGACGCCTTCTTGGGATCCTGTTCCTTCTGATCCATGTGCTTGGGGTTGTACATCTTGTTGTGAAGTTTCCAGAGATCTGGACCACCTACCCTGAAGTTTTTCCTGACCGTTGCTTTGTACCAAAATACACAATCCTGTATCTTGTTGGACTTTACCGTATTATCCAACACGAGACACTCGTAGTTTTCAGTGCAAGCATCCATCACCTTGTTGAACATATCGAAACTTGGGAAAATTCCAAAGAATGATTTATATAACTTTTCTCTATTCTGGAGGATATTCTCTCTGAGGAGGAAGACATAATCAACATTGGCTCGAAGTGCTGGGGGTAAATCCATACAATACTGCATCGTCAACATGAAGAAAATCTTCCAGTGCCTACCATTCATAAAACATTGTCGAATACACGGATCTTTGAGAAACTTATTGTCATACATACAATCATCTAAAAGCATAAAAGCGCCACAATTTGTTTTACCAGCACCCACCAACTTACGCTGTCTCGCCATGACTCTCTCAATAGCATCTTTGTCGTAATCACCGTACACGAATAAATCGGGGATGAACTCTGAATAGAAATGATTCCCTTCTTCTGTTCCTGAAAGAACTATACCAGCTGGAAGATGTTTCTTGTGATACATGATATCTTTCACCAAGGTCGATTTACCTGTATTACGCTTACCGATAAATACGATGACCTTATCATCCGCAATACCTTCAGGTTTGAACTTCTTCAACTGAAGATTCATTCTATTATAGTGTCTCGTTTTATTTAGCATAATTTTACTCATATAGAGTAGGAATGGCTGGTCGTCTGAGACTTGCCGCCACTGGTGTCCAAGATGAATGGATCACAGGTGAGCCACAATTTTCATACTTCCTGATGAATTATAAGAAACATACAAAGTTTTCGTTTGACTCCGTGGAAAGTCAATTCGATGGGAATATCGACTTTGGAGAAATACTTGAGTGTAGAATCCCTGGTGATAAGGGTGACCTGGTCAGAAATATGACCCTCAAAGTGACCCTAACTGACCCACAACCAAACGACGATGGTGAAAATGATATGGTTTGGTCACCATCTGTGATTACAAACCTCATAGAGTATGCCGAGCTTCTCATCGGTGGGCAGCCCATTGAGAGAATCACAGGCGAGTATATTTACATGCACCAACAACTCAACAATACTAACGATGACATTGAACAGACGTTGTATTTCTTGACGGGTCATGGGAATTATTTGAGCTATGCAGGTGAATATACATACTTTCTAGATCTCCCATTCTATTTCTATAGGAATCCATCACTCGCTATACCCACCTGTGCACTTGCAAAACAACATGTTGAGGTGAGAATTAAGACGAAACCTCTCAGTCAGCTTGTAAGGAATATCAGTGCCTCCTCTAATCCTGACCCAGAAGGTATCTCTGATGTGACAGCTTCGATTGTAAAGTTTTCATTGGACACCGAGTTTGTATATGTCACCCCAGAAGAGAGGGGGTACCTCATGTCCAGACCTCTCGATTATGTCATCACACAGGTGCAGATGGCAAAGTTCATAATGAAACCTGGTGAAAACAAAAAGTCTGTGATGCTCAACTTTCAACACCCAGTCAAAGAACTTTTCTTTGTGTCCCATTCAAAATTGGCATCTTTGAACAACATACCAAATTATTATAATGAAATCGTGCGTACCGAACTCCGTTTCAACAATGAAGTTGTATTCAACCGTGATAGTCTATTCCTCACCTATGAACAAGCACTCAAACACCATGTAAATTCTCCATCAGCACTCGATTTCACACCTGAGAAGATTAATGGTTCAGTCCGGCGTTTGGGTCCCTCAAAGTTCGGTATGTACTCATTCTCCCTAAAACCAGAGATGTATTACCCAACCGGTCAGGTCAATATGAGTCGCATATCTCATAAACTTTTTACAATCGAGATTACACCAATCGATGCTGCATATGAAAATGATACACGGGTGTATGCCGTGAATTATAACGTGTTACGTATCGAAAGTGGTTTAGCTGGATTAAAATTTTAGATGGATATAGTAGTAATGGCTGGACAAGTACAACTCTCAGCTTCTGGACCTCAAGAGAGGTTCTTTACAGTAGATCCAGACTACAGTTATTTTGTGGAAACTTTAAAAAAACATTCAAACTTTTCCACCGAGTTTGTGGATATAGATCCTGAAAATAATGAAGCTGATTTCGGAAAGACTATACGATTCAAGATTCCCCAAAATCAAGGTGATCTTCTCAAGACACTCAGTGTGAAAATGACACTTCCAGAGATTGTCGAAACTGCTGCCACAATGTACATAGAGTCTGTTGCCCACGCAATTATAGAACATGTAGATCTCATCATTGGTGGTAAAGTGGTCCAAAGACTCACGAGTGACTATCTCCAGATTTATTCAGAGCATAATGTTACACAAACGAAACAGAAAGCTCTCGAACAACTTATTGGTAAGTATCCACTCAGAACATCAGATAAACGTGTCGGTGAAGTTATCGAGAGTGGTGGAGGTAACTCTGGTATCGTCATTCATAATACACTCGGTTTAAACTCAGACGAAAGTTTCTTTGTTGATCTTCCTTTTTATTTCTATAAACATCCAGAACTTGCGGTACCTCTATGTGCCATCAATAAACAAGAAGTGGAAGTCGAGTTCAAATTGAGAGACGCACAAGACTTGGTAATCAAAGGTGATGGGTCGTATATTATTTTAGAGGAAACCCTTAAATTAAAAAACTTTCAACTTTGCACCGAAGTTGTATTCTTGGATTGTACCGAACGTATCAAGATTGAAAATACACCCATCGACTTTCTAATGACACAACTCCAACACGATGTTTTTGAAGTTGATGTTGGTATCAACGAAGGAAAATTTAAATTAGATTTTGCGAATCCAGTCAAAGAATTATACTTTGTCATTCAGCGACAGGGGAGTAATGTGAATGCTGTGGACAAAACGCTTCAGGGTAACTTCGTAACCACATTCGATTATGACAACACCTCAAATGTTCAAGATGGAAAGTTTATTCTATATGAAAATCTTGACTACTTGACACTCAGTCTCGATGGTCAGGATATAATCACCGAAGACACCGGGAATGTAATCTTCCTAAAGGCTGTACAGGGGGCGATTCATCACTCCAAGACCCAACTCATCAGGCGATTCTATTCGTATAGTTTTGCACTTCAACCTGAAGAGTGGTATCCCACAGGACAAATCAATTTCAGTCTCATAAAAGATCAAAATATTAACCTAAGTCTAACATCTTGTCCAGATTTTAGTAGACAAATTCGAGTGTACGCACTGAGCTACAACGTTCTTCGTGTACGTGAGGGAACTGGTCAAACTCTTTTTGATTCTAAACAGTAAACATGAACATGCAATCCGGCTTCGGTGATACTGGTAACGGAATGATGGAACAGTATATTCAAACTATGACTAACATCATGTTACCCGTGATGGAAAAAAGTGCTTTACTCGCAGCTGAATATTCCAAAGCTTGTGGGAGGGATGTTTTACTCCCAGAAGATATGGAATATGCGATGAAGTATTGTGCGATGTATACAGTTGGTCAGACGATCGGTTCTCTCATGCCAGAAATTTACGATGAAGAACTCTCAGATGAGGAAGAGGTCGAACCAGAAGACTGTCCAGAGTTTGTGAGATATTCAGGACATGAAGAAAAATTCATTCTCTTGAATCAAGCATATGATCGATGGGAAAGTTGGGTGCCTCAAAATCCGACAGAACAGATGTTAAAAAATGCTATCAATAGTAATGAACACCTCTGAGCCGGAGGGTTGGTCCTTCTCAAACACTAAATTCAAAATATATGAATCTGGGTTAAGTTCTAGTGACGATTCATCTGATGATGAAGATCTTTTTTCAAAAACCAAATCTATAAAAAAGAAAAAATTTAAAAAAGTGGTCGAGAAGGAGGAACTCTTACCCGAATAATTTTCCCAGGGTATTGTATATAATGTCATCTGTTACCAGCGCCCTCCGGACCGTTGATATCGTCACCCAAGAGCTCCAGACTCAGACCCTCAACTCCATCGTTGGTGGTTTCTCCTTCGCTGCCGCAATGTCTTGGATGGATTTCATCCGTTGGTCCATCACCCAGATTGTGAAGGTCCCTAAGAACGGGGGTACCCAGTATGCGCTCACCGCTGTACTCACCTCCCTGTTGTCTGTTATCGTCTTCATGTTCATCTCCCGTATTAACAAGAATGTCAAGAAACCCGCTCAGCCCGTCTATGCGATCACTCGCTAAGTTTTCTAGGGTACCTAGGAGGGGGAGGGGGCTTTCGTTTCATAAAGATCAATAGAAGAAGGCCAATTAAAGCTATCAAAGCAATGTAGGTGTATTCCTTTTTCCATCTATAAACATTCTCCACTACTTTGGGAATGCTTATAGATTCTTCTTCTTCTTCGAGTGCAATTTTTGGAAGTCCCTCTAGTTTATCTGTAGAACATGTCATTTCAAATTTCAGTAAGTGATCTTGTTCCATGAAATCGTATGGAATTAGACGACCATGGCTCATATAAAAGAATTCTACATTGATTTCCTTGATTATCTTTTGGGGACCAGAGTGAAAATGATGAATTAAATGATCATCCATACCATTGAAATTTATAAAGTCTGAACCATCTAGAAGTATATGTCCAGTATAGAATGGTGTTGATGTGTATACATGTTGATTGAACTCATCTGAACCCGAACTCAATCGAATAAGTAACGAGTTGGGACCGATGAGATTTATCGCCCCCGATGTTAGAACCCTAGTCGTAGATGAATAATCATTTGAACCGAAACCAATAATCTGATGAGGTGTCGTGACCGTAGAAGAATTGTTTATATATCCATTCACACCTGTATTAAATTCAAAAGTAAAATTGTGATCTCCGATAGTAGTATTTGAGAATGTAAATCGTTTTGTGTCTACGTCGAATGAAACACTGTTCACGTTAGACACTGGTGGGCCAAGTTGATTCTGTAAGTGCGTTGCGAGGTCATCTCCCGTGGGATAGTCTGCATTTTCTAGGGAAATCGTTTGACCGTCAATACTGAAGGTATTATTGCTGGTACACACTGTCAATTGGGGGGTTGGGATACGAGCAGAAACGAGTTTAATTTCTGAAACATCGTAAATTGGATTTTCTAGGGTGATGCTATACGCATTCGGACTCGAGTATGTATTAGAATATTCATCAATGACATATGTACCTTCTGTATCATAATAGGAGTTTGAAGCAATCACATTGATTCCACGTTGACTACTATCTATATTGAGGTTATACACCTTCATTAAAATAGAGTGATACTATTTTAATGACTGTTTTTGTCTACTCTCTAAAATTCTTACTGATAGAGGCCATTTGCTAGGGGGTTGTTCTGGAGCTGACGCTTAGCAATGTCAAGATGGCAAGTGTTGGGATTGGCGTTACCCTTGTACGCATTGAACTTATGGAATGATTTCTGCTGGTACTGCTGGGTCCAACCACCATTAGCAGCGTTCATGCGACCATCAACACGGGTCGTATCCGAACGAACCGTAGTAAGGGCACCACCTTGTTTGAGGGCACTCTCACGAACATTCATACGACCAGCGTTACCCATACGGTTAGGCTTACCACGACGATCATCTGGGCGGAAACCATACTTCATGAGCTCTTCGTTGGTCTTTGCGGTTACCTGAGCAGCAGCACTACTCGTGTACGCACCACGGAAGTTGGTGATACCTGGTTGCGCTTGGTTCTGGTAGTTGTACTGCTGATCATTGCGATCACTCTTGAAACGGGTTGGGTCCTGGGATACCGTTTGGGCAGAAATGAAACGCTTGGCCCCATTGAAACCGAGACCATCTGTGCGGAGACCAGTCTCTGAACGGTTCGTGGTACGCTTAGTCTTCTCATGTTCGTTACGGGGTACAACACCGGACATACCTTGAGCACGACCAGCCATTGTGGGGCGTCGAGAAGGGAGGAACGCAGTCGTATCAGGCTTGTTATGTGTGAGATCACCTATAACAGCTCCACGACCACCAGTGACATCAGCAGCTGGGCCGGAGCGACCTGGGAGAGTGGTTAATCTGTATGCACCAGCATTGACAGGATTGACCCTAAACATCTGTTGATAGCCACCAACAGCGGGGGTGTCAGCGCTCACACCAAGACCTGGACCGACAAGTTGCTTCTCGACGGGGGACAAGTTATTCATGTGACCCTGGTCATACATACGGTTGCGCATGTTCAGGATTTCCTGACCACCACTTCGTTGTTGCATAGTGATGTCACCAAAACTCTCCATCTCCCTCTTCTGAGGGACACCGAGGGGTATATCGAAATTATCATTTCGTATTTCTATAGGAGGAGCTTTGACTACCGGTTTTTCAGCCTCCTTCGCAGGGGGTGGAACAGACTTAGTACTCAAAATTCGGCCAGCATACACTAGACCGGCCACAGCCATTAGTGAAATGGGATCAGCCATTCTTACTTCTTACCGACATTTTTATTAACGTACCTTTGCTGAAAGAGACCGTTCTGAACTTCGGCACGAGTGCTCGCTGGTTCATATCGCATGGTACGGAGAGGAGTCTTACACTCCATGTTGGATAGTGGGAAGAGATTACGCTCATAGGTTTGGACGATATTCTTGTTGAAACGGGAAGTGGTTTGGGGACGGAGTTGGTCACTCGTGTCAATGTATTGGGCTGGTGAACCCTTACCAGCCATGTAGGGGGCAGTTCCATACAACATGGTATTGGGACGGCATCCACCACAGTTGAGAGTACTGGGCTGGGGGTACACAAAAATTTCATCAGTGGCCTTCACTGGTGGAATGGCACCTTTGTTTTGAACTCTAGAAAGACCCGGCTGAAGCTGATACGCCATTTATTATTACATAAGAATATTAATCTAACTATATGTTCCGCCACCCCCTCGGACACTTCCACCACCAAAACCACGGCCAATATTTCCATCTGAACTCAATCCGGAAAATGCCTCGAGCTGAACACCCCGA